GCACATGGCTGTCGCAAACAAACTCCTCAAGAACTTCTCCGTCTTCATCGACGGCAAGGGCTATGCGGGCAACATCAAGGAAGCCCAGCTCCCGGCCCTCACCCTCGTGACCGAGGACTTCCGTGCTGGTGGCATGGACGCCGCCGTCAAGGTCGAGATGGGTCAGGAAGCCCTGGAGTGCTCCGTCACCCTCAGCGAGTTCGACCAGCTCGCCCTCGCCCAGTGGGGCGTCGGTGAAGGCTACTCGGTCCCGCTCGTCTTCAAGGGTGCGCTCGAAAGCCTCGACGGCTCCGTCGAGTCCGTCCATGTCGCGATGCGTGGCAAGGTCGTCTCCATGAGCCCGTCCGCTTGGACGCCCGGCTCCGAGGCCACCATCAAGCTCGATCTCAACCTCACGACCTACCGCTACGAGCAGAACGGCGTCATCATCCACGACATCGACATCCCGAACATGAAGCGCGTCATCGGCTCCATCGACCGCCTCGCCGAACAGCGTGCGGCCCTCGGCATCGGTGGCTCCGCCCTCGGCGTCCTCGACCAGGCTGCGAACGTCATCCGCTCGGTGAACCGAGTCCGCAACGCCCTCGGCGGTCTGTAATCCATGTCGGCTGCAACCATCGAGCTGGAGTTCCCCGTGACCATCGCTGGTGCGAAGGTCGGCGTGCTCTCCATGCGTCGCTCCACCGTGGGCGACGTCCTCGCCGCCAACCGCATCAAGGACGACATCGAGCGCGAGATCGTGCTCTTTGCCAACCTCTGCCAAGTCTCCCCCGAGGACATCAAGGGCCTCGACCTCAAGGACTACTCCAAGCTCCAAGAGGTGTTCCGGGGTTTTACTTCCTGACAGTCGAGGATGCCCGCAGGGGCGTCCTTATGCTGGCCGAGCATACCGGCTGGTCGCTCGCTGAGATTGGCGGCTTAGAGGTCGGCGAGTTCATCGACTGGTTAAACGCCATACCGAAACCACCAACCACCTAACATGGCAGACCGCAAACTATCGGCAACAATCACAGTCGGGGGAGCCGTCAGCTCGTCCCTCGGCAAAGCCTTTGGTGCGGTCACCAAGGGTGCGAAGGGCGTCGGTGCCGAACTCAAGGCCATCAGCCAGCAGACCAAAGAGCTGGAGAAGATGGTCAAGGAACTCAAGGCGGCGGGCAAGTCCACGGCTGACCTTGAGAAGAAACTCGCCGGGCTCTACCGCACGCAAGCGGCGATGCGTGCGCGACAGGGTCGGCTCCAGGCCATCGGCGGCATGCTCCACTCGGGCGGTGGTCTCAACCTCGGTCCGACTGGATCTCTAATCGCTCGCGGCCTCGCCTCCTCCTCGACGCTTGGCCCTGCCACTGTCTCGACCCTCACGGCTGTCGGGGCCGCTGCTCCCTTCATCGCCGCCACGGCAACCGCCGTCGCCGCTGTCGCCGCCGCCGGGGTCGCCGCCACCGCCGCCGTGGTGTCCCTGGCACGTGCCACGGGCAACTTCATCGACGACACGACCGACGTCGCAGACGGCCTCGGAACGACTGCCAGCCACCTCCTCGGTCTGCAATACGCCGCCAGCCAGTCCGGCATCGAGGCCGACAAGCTGAACGACAAGCTCGGCAAGATGACCTTGTCCCTTGAGTCCGCCAAGGACGGCACGGGACCGACCGCCGATGCGCTCAAGGAGCTCGGCCTGACGTGGCAGGAACTCTCGGTGATGAACCCCGAGAGCCAAGTGACGGCCCTCGCCGAAGCCTTCAAGGACTACAAGGGCAACGTCCCGAAGGTGTCCCTTGCCAACGCCTTCTTCGGCAAGAACTCCGCCCGCTTCGTCAACCTCCTCAACCAAGGGCGTGACGGCATCCGGGGCATGATGAAGGACGCTCGCGACACGGGCTACACCATCAACAAGAGCCAGGAGGAGATGGCTCAGAAGTATGACTCGTCGATGTCTAGGCTGGGCATCTCGTTCAAGTCCGCTTGGCTGGAACTCGGCACCGCCGTCCTGCCTCTCGTCACAAGCTGGCTCGACAAGATCACGGCGTGGTTCAACAACCCCGAGACCAAGGCGGGCTTCAAGGCCTTCGGCGATGCGCTCGTCCCGGTGTTCAAGACGCTCGGCGACAACCTCCCGCTCATCCTGTCCTACATGGACAAGCTGCTCTGGGTCGCGACCAAGGTGATGCAGGCCTTCGAAGCCACGGCCCGCTTCTCCCGCAACGTGGGCGAGGGCATCGGAAGCTTCTTCTACGGCGACGGCTCTCTGCCCGCTCCCGCCGCTCCTGGTCAGCAACGCCTCCCTGATCTCCCCGAGCGGGCTCCCAGCAACGGCCCCATCAAGGGCATGTTCCGCAAGACCACCCCGGCCACGCCCGACGTGCTCCGCAAGCCGACCTCGGCTCCTGCTGGCAAGGGCTTCGGCTCGCCCGCACCCGGCACGTCCGCCGCCGCCCCGACCTACAACTTCAACATCACCGGGGCCACGACCGCCAACGCTTACGAGCTGATGGAAGAGGTCCGCCGCCACCTACGTGACACCCAGCCCCAGCACGCAGGGGCCTTCGCATAAGCCATGAACGAAACCATGCTCGCCCTCGGGGACTTCCGCTTCTCGATCTCCACCGCCGCCTTCGAAAGCCTCGTGCGCACCCGCACGTGGGACTGGACCGAGCAACCCCTCGTCGGGGGCTTCCCCTCCATGCAGCTCACGGGCAAGTCCGCCCCGTCCATCACGCTCCAGGGCATCATCTACCCGGAGCACCAAGGGGGCTACTCGCAAATCCCGGCGATGACGCTGGAGGCCGACAAGGGCGTCCCGCTTGACCTTATGGCCTTCGACAACTCCGAAGCGGGTGTCTACCTCGGACAGTGGGTCATCACCGCCCTGACGGACAGCCAGAGGGTGTTCCGTGCCAACGGTGCCCCCCGTGCCATCGAGTTCTCAATCCACATCAAGCGCATCGACCAATGAGCACCAAATACGTCACACGCGAGGGCGACATGCTGGACGATGTTTGCCGGCGGATTTACGGCAAGCAGGAGCCCGGTCAGGTCGAGGCCGTCCTTGAAGCCAACCCCGGCCTTGCGGGCCGTGGCTTCATCTACCCCTCGGGCCTCCTCATCGTCCTCCCTGATCTCCCTGCCAAGACCGACGGCACGGTCCGTCTCTGGTGAAGCCGGACTGGGCCATCAAGGCGAACGGCACGAACGTCACCGAGACGTTCAAGCCCTACGTCGTATCCATCCGGGTGCGGGACGAGTCCAAGGACGAGGCCGACAGCCTGACCATCACGCTCGCGAACCCGGGCACCAACCTCGCACCGCCCAACCAAGGGGACGTGCTGGAGATCCTGCTGGGCTACGAGGGTGCGCTCAAGACGTGCGGCAAGTTCGTCGTGGACAAGGCCTCGTTCCAAGGCCCGCCCGACCAAGTGGTCATCACGTGCAAGTCCGCCGCCTTCGCCACGCCCGCCGAGGGCTCCTTCTCCAACGAGTCCTGGCTGGCCCGCAAGACCCGCTCGTGGGAACCCGCCACGCTCGACGCCATCGCCCAGACCATCGCCAAGGAGCACGGCGTGACGATGGAGGCCCCCGTTGACCTCACGCTGGCGACCACCCCTCACCTCGACCAGACCTCCGAGGGCGACGCCGAGTTCCTCTACCGCTTCGTCCAGCCCAGGGGCTACATCGTCAAGGTGACGGCGGACAAGCTCATCATCGCCAAGGAGAACGCAGGGCTGACCACCAACGCCTCCGGCCAGACCATCCCCACCGTCACGCTCAAGCGGAGCGAGGTCAGCACCTACTCCGGCGAGTGGCAGGAGGGGGCGGTCTTCGACCAGGTCATCACCTCCTGGCATGACGTCACCACCGGGGAGACCAAGACCGAGACGGCTGGCACGGGCACGCGCACCTTCCGCTTCAAGAACCCCGCCGCCGACCAAGCCGAGGCCAAGCAGTGGGCCGCTGCCGCCCTCAAGAAGTATCAGTCCAAGGCGGGCAAGATGAGCCTGACCCTCCCGGGCCGTGCTGATCTCCAGTCCGAGCAGCTCGTCCGGCTGGAGGCATTCCCTTACCCACTTAGTGCGAGCCCCACGAAGGCCGCGATTGCCAACCAGTGGATCTTGAAAAGCGTGGAGCACGTCCTGAGCCGCTCCGGCTTCTCGACGTCCGTCACGGGCGAGCCTTTCATCCAAACATAGACATGAACATCACGCGCTCGTGGAAGCGGATTATGGCGGTCGGCTGTTCGCACGGCCCCTTCATAGACCCCGTTGCCAAGGAAGCCGTCGTGAGGTTCCGCAAGAATTGGATTAGGCCGGGCAAGGGCGACAAGGTCCGACACCTCGGAGACTTCACCGACCTATCGGCCTTGATGACCAAGGCCCGCAACAACGGAGACGGAGACCCCATCAAGCCCGACATCGACGCCGGGCTTTCCTTTTTGGAGGAGCTGAAGGTCACGGACATCGACGAGGGCAACCACGAGGCACGTCTCCGCCACCTCCTCAACTCCAAGAACGAGATCCTGGCGTGGGCCTCCAACGAGCTGCTCAACGCCATCGAGGCCAAGGCCCGCAAACTCCGGGCGACCTATGTGCCTTACAACGGCGTCTTCCAGCGCACCCGCATCGGCAACTTCGACTGGATGCACGGCACGATGTATGGCGAGCAAGCCACCCGTGACCATGCGGAGGCCTACGGCAACGTCGTCCATGCGCACACGCACCGAGCCGCCCTCGCGAAGGGCAGACGCTCCGACAACCCGACAGGCTTCTGCGTCGGCACCCTCACCCGCATGGGGGCGATGGAATACGCCAACACGAGACGAGCCACGCTGTCCTGGTCACAGGGCTTCGTCTGGGGCGAGTACTGCGACGACCTTTGCGTCCTATGGCTACACGAACAACCAAGCACCTCAACGGAGTGGCGTCTCCCAGTCTGACCTCTGACGGCCTTCTCGCCCTTATCCTCAAGGAGCGACGCAAGGACGTGGACGTCGTCCCGCCCGGCTATTTCACGACCGACCAGTGGGCAAAGAAGTGGGGCATCGAGCGCACCCGGGCCACTGATCTCCTCGCCTACGCCGTGACCAAGGGCCACGCCGAGCGGAAGACCTTCCGGGTCATGTGCGGCATCAAGCGGTGCCCTGTCGCCCACTTCCGCCAGACGAAAAAGAAAGGCTGAGACGGTCCTTGAACCGTGCGGGGTCTTGGTCTGGCTGGGCTCG